GCCAGTTGATACACACGGACCTATGCGGATCGTTAGCAAGCCCGATACATGCTGTTTCTTTACCGATGCCCTCGATGTCAAGGGTTGTAGGCTTCTTAGCGCCTTTGATATCTCTGATTGCTTTGAGAGCTTGTTGGTAAGTCGGGTTGATAAGTGTCTCGATTTCATACGACTTGTATGTTCCTTTGACCACCGCACCTAATCGGTTCCTTATATCTAGAGTGAACACAGGTTCGAGCTTCAACTCACGCATAGCGTAAGCTGGATTGATCGTTATGACATATGTGCCTAGTCTGTTTCCGGGGAACTTGGCGGGCTGGAGGACACTACCACGCCAGTTTGTAACCTTGTCCTCTCCAAGTAATGCGTGTAACGCAAAGTTGCCCATAATAAGGATAGTCTTGAGGTTAGGGAGTCGGGCCAATTCCCAGTGGAGTAGATCAGCCCACTTGTCGAACTCTTCACGTCTAACCTCATTTCGTTCATTACCAGTGCGTGATAGCGATATTTGGCGTTTAACGACATTTGTAACATATACATCTGTTCGATTGAGACCAATAGTCTTGAGAGTGTCGAACAGAAGGCGACCCGATCCTCCGATGAACGGTCGCCCTTTGGTGACTTCGCTTTCGCCCGGACCTTCACCAACAATTGCAATGGAGGCATTGATTGGACCCTCTGAAAAGACTTGGGTCACTAGACCCAAGTCGGAGGCATGTGCACGAAAGTGTTGCTCGATATCATTCGTCGAGGTCAGGTCTTGAATCTGACTCAGCGGCGTGTTCAGCTTTATCACTGGCAACTTGTGCATCGGTCTTGCTCCCAATATCTTCGTGTGAATCACACAGGATTTCTGCGTCTTGGCTCTTAGTGAGAACGGTTCCGCATATCTCACAACAAGTATACGGACCCATGCCACCTCCAGCCATACCGTGTAAGCCGGTTACAGGCTTGGCCTTACGATACACACAGTCGGGGTTTGTGCATTCTACGAACTCGTCATATTCTGGTAAGTCAGGCATGATATTTCCTCATTGAGTTAGTCATCGCCATACGATCGGTGATGATCACGACGTTGTGTTTAGCTCTAGTCACTGCTGTATATAGGTTCCTCCTATTTAGCATTCTCGGGGCAGCACGGGTCATACAGTAAATCACAGTGTCGAACTCGCTCCCTTGCGCCTTGTGAGTAGTGATAGCGTAGCCAAGTTCGATCTTCTTTCTTGGGTCGTAGTGGATGATTGATCCGTGGAAAGGAGAATACGTTTGTATAAAAGGTGGTATAATAAGCTGTCGATCTTCCGTAGAGATTTGTAGACTCCCATCTTCCGAGTTAACCCAATCAATGTATCCGAGGTCACCGTTAAACAGTTTAAGTGTATAATCATTCTGCGTCCAGAGGAACTTGTCACCTCCACGCAACGCAATCGGTGGAGGTGCGTCTTTAAGGATTTTGGCTTTCCTTTCGACACGTAGGATATCTCCGGTTGGATTGAACTTAAGCTGTAACGATGGATTAACCCGATTGGTTCCAAAGTTGCCGTTGCGAGTTGGCATGATTATCTGCACAGAACGTTGAACTACCTCTTCTGTGGTGAAGCTAATCAATTGCTTGATCGGTTGCTCTGTGTAGATAATCTCAAATCGATAGTTCCTTATCGGCAATCTTCCGTTACGAATACGTTCTGCATTGAACAGAACTTCATCGTCTGATCGGAAACAGTGATTGAGTCTTTTGGAGGCTCGCTCTTTAAGTAGAGCTTCGAAGGGCGATCCTTTCTCCACAGGTGGCAATTGCTCGTTGTCTCCGAAGAATCGTATTCTTCCGTTAGGAGGCAAAGCGGCCATGAGTTGCTCGTACAGTTGTTGTGAGAGCATAGAAGCCTCATCAACATATACGACCCGCTCGTTAAGAGGACGTTCACGGTTACGACGAGGATCAGGAGGTATAGGGTTTCCTTGTTCATCTTCCTCATCCGGTTCGGGAAACTCTAAGAGTTTGTGTATCGTCTTGGCCCGAATACCAGTCAACTCATATATCCGCTTGGCCGCTCGCCCAGTGGGGGCAGATAATACAACTCTGCCCGCACCTACCTGTTGCACTGTTTCATCGTAAGCGATACCTAACACGCTGGTCTTACCTGTACCTGCTCGCCCTGTCACTGAGAAGATGCGATTGGACTTATCGAGACACATCTCAATCGCCTCTTCCTGTTCCATTGACAGTTCAATCTCCTGCCTTTTCATCGATTAGTACCTCACCTTTAGTTAGGTCGATGTTATCATTTTGTTCGTAAGTAATCTCAATCCCTAACTCTCTTAGTATTCGCTCCGCACCTTTGACCAACAGCACCCTCATGAGAACGCTATTCGGCATACCCATGTGCTTTGCTGCTGTGTCAAAGAGATATTTGTCTTGTCCTCTCAACCTGACGACAGCGGTGCACATACCCACGTCAGGATAGGGAGGACTCAACGATATTGTGATCATATCAACCTGAGACATTTCGATGTTCTCCAGTTAAGTGGGGCCGTGTGTGAATCACACGACCCCGTTGTTGTTAGGCTCTCGGTGAACCGTCAGGATTTCGAGTGATTGTGACATTCGCCCACATGGCACAGTCACGCAACCTACGCATGATATGGGTCTTGTCTGGACCCTCAGGGAGAAGCTTGTCGATCTCGCTGGCGAACTGAGTGAACGCCATGCGACAATCAGACATAGTTTTCATCTGAGCATCAGTGGGTTTGAGGTACTCGAAAGCAGTATCATGTAAAGACATTGTATTCTCCAAAAGAGTTGGGAGAGGGCACAATTGCCCCCTCCCGTTGACTTACTCAGCGGCGACGACCACGACCACCGGCCGCAGCACGCGCAGGTGCTTTAGCAGCCACAGTCTCTTCGACCACCTCGTCAGCCTCTTCCTCACGCGGAGGGGCTTCCTCTGCGGCGAAGAGAGAGCGAACGCTCGCCCTCATTTCACCTTCGAGGTTCTTCTCAGTCCCGACGTTGATGCCGATGTTCTGGTTCATCCATTCGTTCGGGTTGATCTCGTTCGTATTAGAATCGAGACCAAGCTTCTCCACGAACTGACGGAGGTTCCATAGCGACCTGCGATCATTCCCCTTCGGAACCAAGAGGCGGTTGTAAAAGAACAAAGCACCATCCTCGTAGTGCTCCGCAACCTCAGCGGGAATGTTCTCAGCCGGGACGAGAATACGAACCGCGAAATACTCGTTTCCTTGCCCCGAGGTCTTAACCTCGACAGACTGAATCTCCCCGACGTACTTCCCGACGGGTATCTCCGGCGGGCGTTCCACGTCAGACAGATTGACGTCTAGCGAGATAATACCAAGTTCTTCCTGTTCAGCCATGTTAATGGACTCTCAGTTAGGTGGTGACCGGCCCACCTTGTTAATGATGAACTTCCCCGGTCGGAAGTTCGTGTGATTCACACTAACCAGAGTGCGGACCAATCTTTATAACGTTGTTATCTTCCTTGTCGCCACCTGTGCGAGTAGAAGGAACTTGAATACGCTGCATACCTGACTTGTGCCACTGTTCCCAAAACCCGGCAATTGTGGTTTGACCCAATGTGTTATTTGGCTTAGTGGGGTCATAGTTCACCACGAATGACGACTCACCACGCTGATCGAACATCCTAGTTTTCATCGGTTTACGCGAGCCTGAAACTCGAACGGTAATGATGCGATTCCGCTTGCCCATAGGCTCTTGGCGAAAGTTCCATATCTCTGACAACTGGGCAGATACGTTGTTCACTAGTTGACCACCCAATGACATGCCTATGTGCTCAATTGTCTCCACACCTTTATTGTCGATCTTGGTTACTGGATCATTCTCATGGGCAATGAAGATGATGTTAACCCGGTGCTTACCAGTGATGAACAATAACGATTTCATCAATGCGATAAGATTGGCATTCCTCCCGCCATAGGCTGATCGACCGGGAGACTGCATGGTCGGAGTGAACATGGTACTCTTGCCTATACCATCTGCCACAGCTTTTTCTAAGCCCAAATACTGAATAGCCGTGAGGTTATCCACAACCACGGTTTTGATATTCCTGCGTTCATACAATTGCTGATCCAACCCGAAGGCATTCCTACCGATACCGTGCTTGAATACTTCATCCGCAGGGACGCTAGACAAATCCATCACGAACACGTCACTTCTAGCACTAACACTAACATGCTCGCCTTCCCCAAAGGACAACCAAAGCTTGTCCCCCGGTGCCGTCGCTGCATATGTCGTTTTACCTGCGCCAGCCTGTCCCCATATCAGCATGGACAGCCTGACGCTGGCATCGACGCCCCTCTTAATGGGGAATTTTACTACGTCGTTCATTCCTGCAACGCCCTTTCGCTCGGGGACGGAACAGCATCAATCATTTGATCCCACTGTTCACGGCGACCTTCTGGAGTGTCACCACAGAATGGAATGAGCGCACACGGACGGAAATAGCGATTACACGAATGAGTGCGGCGCTCTGAATGTTCCCAATCGACTTGATACTCTTCAAATATCTCAACTTGCCTACGTACCCAATTGGCCCAATGTAAAATATCATCTTTGGTTCGAGAAACAGGCTCCACATGAACATCCTCGCCACGGTACATTGGCTTAAGTCTGCATCCATACACTCTCGCGTGATACATGCTAAACTGAAACAGTGCCATTCCACACGCCATATACCCTGTGATCTGGTGACGCATTTTAAAGGACTCAATCCACGCCTTGTCCATTCGAGCGGCTGTCTTGTTTTCTGCCATAGTAACTCGATTGTTCTTTGAAGCATTACACAGAATCCCGTCTAGAGTTCCGATGTAACGAATGCGCTTGCCATCCATATACTCTAGAACTACATCGAACACTTGTTCGACACCAGTGGGTTTCAATGGGTCTTTCGGATTATCAACCCATATGGGCCAAGCATAAAGATACGGATATGTTTCCCTCGCATATACTACCGCAGCGGTTTGCATGTTGGCAAGGGTACGATTCTTATCCTTTGGATCGTCGTAATACCCTGACGTATTGAGAACGTCAAACGCGAGTTGGGCGATCTGATCCATGTCGCTCGTGTGTTTCACACAAGCTTTCCAAATCTCGATCCATCTTTCGACGCCGAATATCCTCTCCCCAGTAAGCTGCGCGTGTTCCGGCAAACCCTGAAACTTCCACAGTTGCCAGCACCTCATCGCAGCGAAAAACTGATGCATAGCCTCCCCAGCCTCTAAAGCCAAAGCACGCCCGTGTTGGGGATACTGACGTTGCATGTGGATAACACCGAATGTAGGGCATTCACTTATACTTTCTAAACGACTGTTCGAGAAAGCCCGGAGCGTCTTTGTCTCCGCCGGTAGGGTCGGGAGTATCTCCCTCAGTTCGTGGAAGTGAGTAGTCGTATTCATCTCCGTCGTTTCTCTCAATAACTTCGTCAGTTCCTTCGTTTCTGAACTCGACGGTATCTTTCTTTCCGACTTCGGGGGCTTTACACTTTGAGTCCGCATTGTAGTATTCCTTTATTGTCTTGTGCCACGCATTCAGACAGATCATGAAGTTTTCGAAGTTGGTTCCGTGTGAATCACACACACGCTCTAAGTTCTTCATCGATTCGTAACGCCTGCACTCTGGCTCATGATCGAAGAACGTACCATCAGGAGCGAGGAAGCCCTTAACTTGCTTGGACATTCTGTGGCTCCTTCTCCTTCGCCACAAACAATACCGGGCCGCACAATTGCATGCGACGCGGTTCCCCCTTAGGACACGCTTTCATCCAACACGCCGAGGCGAGAGGATTAAATGCCATACCCTTGATGTACCCTTCCTCGTTGGCATACGCAGTTCCACGATTAAGCTTCCTGCCATCAAACTCCAACGAAGAGAAATATGGAATAACCTGAAACGATCCCTCCACATATTTTTGGATTACCTTCCAATCCGGTGGTTTCTTCTCTACGGTTGATATCAGTTCGCCATCAGGCTTGATTGTGACGTAACGGTAACTCATGGCGTATCTATCCCTCCTGTTTTCTTAAACCTAGCAACAACCTCTTCCATCATCTCGATGATGCTCTCCCGCTTAGCATTCGAGATGTAATTGGTTCGCGCCCCCGGAGGACCATTGAACGGCATAACGAGCAGCACAAATGCGTTCTTACGGTCGCCACCCCTCAGATCACCATTGAACATCTGATCCAAGAAGCCAGCCAGATCATTCATCATCTCTTTGAACAGTGGATCAATCTCAGTCATCGCTTACATCTCCAATATCGATAGCCGCGTTTGTAGTAGTATCGCTTGTGACACACAAACCGCTTCGTGTGAGTCACACGGTGTTTCTTGACCTTAACACGAACCTGTTCAACTGGAGCAGGCTCAACGCTTGTTGGGTGCGGCCATCGATCAACGAAATCATCTGCTCTAGTTGGGATCGTCGTTAGTGATAGGCACAGAGTCAAGCTCGACACCATCAACGTCGCCTCTAACATGCTTATTAAGGTCTTTAAGCCTTCCATCGAGTACCTCATGCAGAGTCACAAAGTTTCCCATAACGTTAGCTAACTCATTCACGATACTCGAACACGCATCCACTTGCTTCGCCATATGGAGTTGGCGCTCATACACAATTCCAAGCATATACCTTATGCCCGGATCACTCACTCTGTTTTGTAGTTCTTTGTTGAAAGTGTTCCAGTCCATCAGTGTGTCCTCCCTTTGAAGAACCCCTCCACCAAATCCTTGGCAATATCCTGTATATGCTCACGATCCGCCACTACCAACTGATAGTAGTATTCGAGGTTGTTAATGGCTGTGGTATGCAACTCCACCATAGCCTCATCAATTTCGCCCCTACAAACAGGACACTCGTCAAGGTGTTGTTTGTACTGTCCTTCAATCAATGCAATTGCACTACCCAACGCAGCCCCAAACACCGCAATGGCAGTATCTCCCGGCCAACTGTTGAATAGCTTCACGATCAAACGCTGTATATCCATGAACACTTCAACCTGTTCAGGCGTTCCCGTCTGGAACTCATAATTCTCTGGGGGCATTCTATTTCCTTTTCGCCAGTGTGATGCGATCCATGTTCAAGTCGGCTTCGGTCTTTAGCATTTGACACGTAGCCAGATACCCTTCGATCTTCTCTAGGTCTTTATCCAGACGAGCTAACGCCTTACCCATCTGTTCGTAATTACGAATGAGTTTATTCGTAACCGAGTTGTTATCCTTCTCTAGTCTGAGAAGCTTAGACTGTTGGTATTCCAAGGCCCCGGCGAGACGCCGAATACGAACTTGCTCTAAGTGAGCTTCGACTTGCTCGCGAGTGTGATCATCAAATGATGGTGCGAGTACCAAAGGCATTACGTCGCCCTCCAAATGACTTTTGGATTGTTGACGTATTGGGTGGGACGATATCGATCAGCCGCTATATCTTGAGCGTACAAGATCGCATATGCTGGCTGGCCCTCGAAGTTGTCATACTTGACCACTTGCATCACGCGAGGATCGTCGGAATAATAACCACCGTTAGCCATGATCTTATCAGCTATCTCTTTCGACACTGTAGCCATCACGCCTCTCCCTTTTCCGCAACGGTGACACGCCGCACCTGCGTATTGCCCGGACGTTTGGCTTCCTCAATCAACTGTCGAGTGATTGCATGGGGAACCTTATAGTCCTTTAGCAACCTGTTCGCGAGCCAATCAGCGTTGAACTCCCTGCGCGGCACGGACACATTGACTTGCACAATGTACCTACCGGCTTCGCCAAGAACGTGGTTGCCTGCAAACGAGAGGGTTTGTGGATCGACAAGCCTACCATCAGAAATCAGCTTGTCCATAAGCTCTTTGTATTTCTTCCCCGAGACTTGCTCAATGAGCTTCCACACAAACAGCATTGCAAAATCTTTGCCTGCATTCGAACGTGATGGGAAAGACAACCGATCCTGTAGACGATCCAAATCCATCCACACCTGAGCCTGTAAACCTAAGTTCGTCTTAACTTCCGACATTCTCTTCTCCTGTTTTCGTGTGAGTCACACGCTCTGAAAAACTCATCCTACGCTCTTTCTCCCCGTACTTGTAACCGTGTAAGTACGAGTCGTTATCAGAGGCACCATCATAGCGCCGCTGATTTCGGTGGATCAGATATGGCAATCCTGCTTTGCCATGCCTCCGACCAATTCTAAACTGTATCACTCCCATGTTTCATCCTCATTATCACCAAGAACCCACAGCCCTTCTTCTCAATATCGGTAATGTGACTGCACTCCTCACATCGACCCTTCGCGTAGAACGTATCAGGCATATCAATCGTCTGACGTGACTGACACTTACTACAAGTGAACTTCTGATACACCTGATGACCCTCACGGATCAACTTATCAGCTATCTTGAGACATTCCTGCACAGGTATGTCGTTCGGTAACCTATCGGCCGCCTGTCCACCCAACAACCTATCAGTCATCAAACCCTCCTCCAGATATCCTGCAACTCTTGCAGAGCATCTTCCAGTTGCTTGAGAACTTCGTCACGTTCCTTTGTTCGAGGCTCCCTCTTTAGTATCTCTATTGCTTCCTTCAAGTTCCGCAGGGCGAGTGTTACCGTCATCATCCACCATCCATCTGTTCACGTATATCTCAATGTGTGTCCAGTTCAAATCTGCGTTTGCATCCGCCGTGTGAATCAAACGACCGACCGCAGCTTGGACAGCACTACGCAATGTACCACCATCAATCTCAACAATACACAGCGACTCTCCCTCAACATCAATCATCTTGGCTCGCGTTTTCATTCTAAATCCCCATCTAGACCAACAATCAAGACATATAGGTTCACCCTTAGACGTAAATTTAAAGTTAGACCGAACCAGTGATGAGACTGGATAGCCCATGTTCTTATCCTTACATTTTTTCTAAATCCCCATCATCAAGCGCATGATAACCCCGAACTTCTAACCACTTCTTACTCTTTAACCTATATTCCTTTGGTAAGTTCTTGGCCGCCGTGATGCTTTTGTGCCAAGTGATTTCCATCACAGCTTTACTCCTCGGCACTGGTAGGTTTCGCTTCTTTAGAAACTCCCTTAAAGCGTCGGGATTTTGGTACCGCAGAATATAGTCTCTTTCCCTTAGGAACTCTAGTAATTTTATACGATGGTCTGTTGATGACCTCATTCTTCCTCCCCGAAAGATATACTGTGATAGTGCGCACGAGTCCATTTGGACCTACCTCCATATAAGTGCCATAAGTACGAGACGGATCGTAAGCGACCCAGATACGCATTCCACCTTTACGCGATACCTCGATCAGTGGCACTTGGGCAGTCAAACAGTCGATCGCAACGAAATCTTGCAGCCGCTCTAACGTAAGCGGCTTGGCTTGCTCGAACCTCGACCTTGTTCCAGTCATGGCTCTTCTCTCCGCACAAAGATGACATTCTCTTTCATCTCTTTGAGAGGCAACGCAGCGTCAATCATGTAATGGATTTCGCCTTTATCGTTGGCGGTCACGTTGTAGTTGTATTCCCTCGTGTGATTCACACGGGCCAAACTTTGAGCCACAGCTTCGGTGTACTCATCGTCGGAACACAGGGCACTCTGTAGCGCCACCATGTCATTCATAACCAGATCGTAATACTTTGGAATATGAACGTGAGGAGCGAGCTTTTTATTCCTCACAAACCAAAGCATCATTTCCAAACGCCGAATAGCCGCAATGATATGCGGCTCTGCTTTATGCAGGTTCTCTGTCATCACTTGTGACTCCTGTTTTCGTGCGACTCACACGGCAAGTGTTCAGGGTGCCGTGTTCTTAGTTTTTCCTTCCCCGTATTGATTACGCCAACGGGCAGGCGTCTTTTCTCTCATATTCTCTCTATTGGTAATAATCACAACGTTATCAACTGAATAGCTGCCTTCATCATGTTTGCGAGCCATACAGTATTGGTTTCCACCTTTACCACGTTCGGCCCATTTACCAGAGGCAAACCAAATATCACACCACTCCTCAAAGGTTAAATTCCATCTTATTCCTCTGGTTTTAGCCATGCCTTTTTGTCCTGTATAGGCATGCCAAACCTTTTTGTGCGCTTCCTCTGCTACATATTTGTGCATAATGTCAACCTGCATACAATTTGATAGCGATTGTATTACATTAGCACATAGTAACTACCATGTCAAGCACTATTTTGACTAGGGGGGTCAAGTGTGAATCACACGGGGGGTGCG